TTTATAGGAAAACAGTTTTTACAGCTGATGCGTACTCAGAAGATGAACTAATAGCTCACACTAATGGACAAGACATTAGAGAAGCTAATGGCATTACTAGTCAAGTAAAAATGAAGGAAGATGTAAAGCCTGAAGAAGCATTTGATGTTGATAACCAAGATGATGAGGTAAGTAATGACAGTGAAGAAGTTGTTGAAGAGAAAGTAGAAGAGCTTGAAGAAGCAGAAACTTTTGAATTATAATAACTTTTAAACTTTAGATAAGAGGGAACCCTGGAGTGCTACGTGCACATGCACGGTAATTGTGAAGTGCTTAGTAACAATTACCTACCAGGCCCTCTAATCTATTATACCACTCACTGAATTACTCACTAAATACCACTAAATCATCATGTTATCACAAAATCAATTAACAAAACTGAATAATGAACAGCAATTAAATCTTCTCAAGAAAAGGGAAGAACGCTATCACTATTATGGTATACTAGCTGAATATCAGCTACATCCACCATCAATAGTAAACTCTTTAAACTATTCTAAACTTAATCCATATCAACATTTTTTATTTAAACGTGTATTACATGGATTAAAAGTTTATAAACCTGAAGAAGTTAGAAAACTTCACTGGGATAAAAAACGTAGAATAACTAAAGTATGGAAAAGAGCTCAAAGAGAGATCAATGCATGGAAGCAAATGATTTGTAATAAGAAAATAAATCATTATCTTAGTAAAACTTTTACAGGCAAGACAGTAGAATATATCATATCAATACCAGTTGAAGACTTCTTAGAAGACTATCATAATACTATGACCTTCAAAGCTTTAGGTATAACATATGAAGATGTAATACTAAAATTTATGTCATTAGGTCTCTTGCCAAGAAACTTTTTTACAATAAAAACCAATGGGTATTAGAAACTTTTCTAAAAAGATGCAGAAAGCAAATGCAGCCTACAAGAAATTACGTGGGCCGTATTTGCTTGACCATCCAATATGTCACGCAAAAATTAATAACTGTACAATACACTCCACAGATGTACACCACAAAAAAGGTAGAGGTGTAAACTACTTAAATGTAGATACATGGTTGCCTGTATGTAGAAATTGTCACATGTGGATAGAAGAAAATACAGTACAAGCAATAGAGCTAGGGTTTTCAACACCTAGAACTTATGATCAAGAATAAAATATTATGAATAATAGAGAGATTGTCCAAGCTGATGCATTAGCAATAGCTATGAAAAATAAAAGATGTGGACTTGGTATATCCATGGGTGTAGGTAAAACTAGAATTGCTATACAACACCTACATGAAAATTACCATTCACTTATAACTGCTCTAGTTGTAATACCTAAGCTATCTATTAAAGATAGTTGGGTGGATGAACTAAATATAAGCACTAAATACTCTGGTCTAGCAGATCATATAACATTTACAACATATTTATCATTAAAGAAACATAACCCAAATGATTATGATATAGTATATCTAGATGAGTGTCATTCATTACTACCAAGTCATGAAGAGTTTTTATCTAACTTCCAAGGAAAGATATTAGGTTTAACCGGTACACCTCCAAGGAACAGGCATTCTGATAAGGGAAGGTTAGTACAAAAGTATTGTCCTATGAAATATCTATTTGATGTAGATAAAGCTACAGACTCTAAGATATTAAATGATTATCAGATCATTATACATGAGTTATCATTATCAAAACTTCCAACTTTAAAGAAAACTAATAAACAAGGAGGTCATTGGTGGACTACAGAGTATAAAGATTATGAATATGTAACAGGAAGATGTAGAGATGCACAGACTCAAAAACAAAAACAGTTTGCTGCAATCATGAGAATGAGAGCACTGATGGAATATAAGACTAAAGAGATATATACTAAATCCTTATTAAGTAATATGAATGATAAGTGTATTATATTTGCTAACACACAGAAACAAGCAGATAGAGTATGTAAACATAGTTATCATTCAACAAATAAAAAATCAGATGATAATCTAGAAATGTTTATTGACGGAAGGATTCATCAATTATCATGCGTGTTACAATTATCAGAAGGTGTTACAATTCGTAACCTAAAACAGGGTATTATTATGCATGCATATGGTAATGAGAAAAAGACTGCTCAAAGGATAGGACGGTTACTAAGACTGAATCCAACAGAGCGTTCCACATGTCATATATTATGTTATAAAGGAACACAAGATCAAAAATGGATAGCCTCTGCATTAAAAGACTTTGATGAAAATAAAATTAAATACTATAACCCTTTAAATAGATAACTATGGGAAAAATGAAAGCAATATTTATGAAAATGTTAGAAGAAGAGTATCAAGGAGATACTGACGCATACATTCAAGAAATGGCTAGAGTGAGTCTTGAAGAAGTAATACAAGAATCATATGATGTAGTTACTAAACATGTATGTCCTAACTGTTATGATAAGTCATACCTTCATAGTATGATTCAAAAAGAAGATGAAATTGAATGTTTAGATTGTGGACAAAAGTATATTGAAGTAGATAACGCATTAAGGTTTAAATAATGGATACATTTGAATATATACATGAAGAAATAGAATTAGAAATAGAATATAAATATACACCAGGAGAGAAAGCTATAAACCATTATGGTGATGGCAGTGGTTATCCTGGTAGTGGTCCTGTTATAACAATACATCATATATGGACAGCCCTTTCAGATAATAGGGGACATCTCGTTAGAGTAGATGTAATGGATATAGTTCAAGCAGATGGTCTTGATTTAGATGTATTGGAAGAGGACATATTAGAATCAATAGAGTAACAAGTTATTGCGGGGGAGTGTGCATAAAGGCATAAGCCAACAATACGTTAATACTATTGTACATTCCCACGTAATAAAATAAATAAAATGAAACATTTCACTAACAACGGTAAAGAATATATTAGAAAGAATTACCCAAATATTTATAATCATATGACAGAAGAAGATAAAAAATATAGACAAGGCAGAAGAAAAAAACAAGTAGAGGGTCATGCTATAATGGCACTGATCAGTATAACTGGTGTAATAATAATGCTTGTTATAATGAGTTTGCTAGCATCATGAAAGATCAACTATTTGTAGAAGCTCGTGTGAAAGATGGAGACTTGCACTTTCCAATCAAAGCATTTGAGATAAAATTTAAAAACTTTTTGAAAAATCAGCCTGAGAGTGCTAGGCTGGATATATTTATTGGTGTCAATGATGGTAAAGGGAGTAACCCGCAACTAGCAAGGATACATGCTATGATTAGAGAGATAGCAAATGAAATAGGTCATACATTTGAAGAGGTAAAACTTCAAGTCAAGCGTAGAGCTGGCTTATGCTTTATGAGAAACAATGTAGAATACTGTAAATCTTTTGCTAAGTGTGATAAAGAAGAATTAAATCTTGCTATTCAAGCAGCTATGGAGATAGGAGACTTTGGAGGTATGCAATTAAGATAACTAATAAAATACAGCGTATATCTTTACACCGTCTTTAGTTTGATTAATCAAATGTTTTCTCTTAGGTAAAGTTTCTTTATTAGAATCTTTAGGTAGGTATTTAGGATTGGTGGAGTTAAGCTTTCTTTTCTTCATCAGGTTTATATTCATCAATTTTTTTTGCAAGATGTTGCATAGACTCTACAAGACTACCTTTTTTCTTTGCTTCTTCTGCAAACTCTTTTAATTTCTCATCATCTACAGGGATTTCACTTAATTGTTCAAGATTTTGATCTTTTGCAAATGATTTAAATAAATGAGTTAAAGAGAATACAGTATATATTTCGTGTTCTAATGGAGTTAAAGTAGCATCATCTCCTTTAATTGTGCCATCTATAATGCCGTGAAACTTAGATACTAAGTCACCCATTTCAGATGCATCATTATAAAACTCTGAAATATATCTGTAGTATACATTTTGTAGACCAGGAATAAATGCAGTAGAAACTACAACATCTTTGATCACTTTAGTAAAATCATATGATACAACTTTTCTTTCTTCAGACATAATAATTAAATTTAAAAAACAAATATAATAATAATATATGAAAAAATTAGATATTGATATAAATAATATTAGAGAAAAATTAATTGAAAAACTAGAAAACTCTGGGTGGGAACCTGCATTGTCACCATTCATCAATGGATTAAGCTTTGATATAATAATGAACAACTTGGTATCTTTAGTAGAATCAGGTAGAAGATTTACACCAAAGTTTAAAGATACAATGAATGCATTTGTAGAGTGTCCTTATGATGATTTAAAAGTTATTATTATTGGACAAGACCCATATCCACAGCTAGGAGTAGCTGACGGAATAGCATTTAGTTGTAGTAGAAAAGGTAAAGCAGAAAAGTCTTTACAGTACATACTAAAGCAAACTATTGGTGATTATACTGAGACAGGTAGAGTTATATATACACCTGAAGAATGTGACTTAAGACGTTGGGCTAACCAGGGCGTGCTGTTACTTAATACAGCGTTTACTGTAGAAGTAAACAAGATAGGTTCACATATGAATATGTGGAAACCTTTTGTAGAATATCTATTTGATTTACTTAACAAGCATAAAAAAGATATACCTATCATAATGATGGGAAGGAAAGCTGAAGAGTGGGAAAGATACTTAAGTAATCATAAACCATATAAAGTAAGTCATCCAGCATCTGCAGCTTATAGAGGTGGAGAATGGGATAGTCAAGATGTGTTTAACAAAGTAAATAATCACCTTGAAAACCAAGGTAAAGATAGGATTATATGGTAGTATTTTGTATCTTTATAAACTTTAAAACCAAGAATATATGTGGGAATTATTCCAAAAAATATTAGCTGCAAAGCTAACACCTAATCAAGCCCTTATCTTATTTGCAATGAAACAAAAAGTTGCACTACCTAACACAAGTACGTTAGATAAACATGCACTTGTTGATGAAGGTATGCTTATTAAACAAGATGATGGTAAATATATAATGTCACCAAACGCTAAAGTATTATGCGTTAGATTAGATAATTATTTTATCAAAGCTAAAAAGAAAACAGATATACAACTTATGGGAAAAGACTTTGTAGATAAGATAAATAAATATAGAGAAACATTCCCAGCTAAGAAACTACCAAGCGGTAAACCTGCAAGAAATAATGTTAAAGCTTTAGGAGAAGCATTTAGATGGTTCTTTGAAACCTATGATTACTCATGGGATGAAATACATAAGGCTGCTAGTATGTATGTAAATGAATATAGAGATAAAGATTATCTATATATGCAAACTAGCCAGTACTTCATTAGTAAACAGGATAAGCATAAAGTAAAACATTCAACACTTGCAGATTATTGTGATATGATACTAGAAGGTGTCAGCACAGAAGAAGATCATTTTAAAGAAAACGTAGTATGAAAAAAAAGCCATCATGGGTGGGACAATATGCCGCCTTTAATGAAGCACTTAAATATATGTACGCCAGATCAACTGGAGAGGAGAAATCCATATATACACCATGGCCTAAATTTAATGATGCTACTACTGATGGATTAGAGTGGAATACATTAACTGTAATAGGAGGAAGACCTGGTTCAGGTAAAACATTAATTAAAGATCAAATTATAAGAGAGTCATTTGCTTTAAATCCAAATGATAAATTCAGAGTATTAGAATTTCAATTTGAAATGGTTGGGAGAACCTCAGCCATTAGAGAGTTTAGTTCTATAACCGGTAAAACATATAAAGAATTATGTAGTGCTGGTAGTATACTAAGTACAGATACTCTTAACCAATGTCATTTATATGCAAAGGAAAGAGTAAAGCATCCTGTAGATATTGTTTCAACTCCTATGACTGTTAATCAAATGCGTGATCAAATAGATCAATACATGACAGAGCATAAAGGGACCAACACTATGATTACATTAGATCATAGTATGTTAGTTAAAAGAGCACCTTATCAGAATAGTACATTAGATATGCTATTTGAACTAGGGGAATTCTTTACTCAAGCTAAAAGGGATTATCCTTGTTTATTTATATGTCTATCACAATTAAATAGAAACATAGATAATCCAGATAGAGCAGTAGATGGAAAATATGGAAACTATATACTTGAATCAGATATATTTGGATCAGATGCAATGTTACAGCATGCGGATACTTTAATAGGTATTAACAGGCCCGCTAAGCAGAAGATTAGATACTATGGTCCAGATAGATATATAATTGAAAATGATAGAACATTAGTCTTACATTTCTTGAAAGCCAGAAATGGTGATGCTAGGATGAGTTTCTTCAAAGCAAAGTTTGAACAAATGCAGATAGAAGAAATGGAAACACCTAGACAACAAGAAAGAAGATGATAAATACTAAAAATATAAATAAAGAAAATATGGGGCTAACACCAGCACAACGTAAAGGAAAAGTTGCAAAACTTAGAGAAGAGCATGAAGATTACTTTCAAACAGAAGGTAAAATAAATGCATTATATATTCCTAAGATGGCTTATAGACCATCTGGTAAGGATGATCTGCACGTTAGTTTCTTTCCAAGTGAACTGGAAAAGGAACAAGATATATACACAGAGTTTGTAAGTATAGAATATGATAGTGAAGATCCAAAAAGAACTTTATACCTTCATAAACATAATCCACATTGGAAAGAAGAGTATGAACTAATTACTTCTAGCTCAGGATTTGTGAGACACATAATTCCTGTAAGTGAGTTAAAAGTAATAAATGATGTAACTAGTAGAGGCAAAGCTATAGTAGACTTTGCTAATCCTAGCTTACCTAATCCAGATGATAAGAAGATTGAAGATCCACTAATTAATAAATTAGAAGAGATTAACCAAACTTTAAAATCATTAACAAAAGTAATTAATAAATTAATCAAGTAAACTATGGCACAAAGCATATTAGTAATTGCTGATTCAGGAACAGGAAAGTCAACCTCAATCAGAACATTAGAACCCAAAGAGACTTTCATTATTAACATTGCAAATAAACCTTTACCTTTTAAGGGTTATAAGAGTAAGTATACTCAGATATCAAAAGATAATCCTAAAGGGAATATAACTTCAGCAGCCAGTGCGGCTGGAATTATTAAGGCAATGAAACATGTTGATGAAAAAATGCCACACATCAAGACACTAGTTGTAGATGATTGGCAATATATGAGTTCTTTTGAATATTTTGAGAGAGCTAATGAAAAAGGTTATGATAAGTTCACTCAGATTGCAGCAAACTTAGCTCACGTAGCTAAGATGCCTAAAGATATGAGAGAAGACTTAACTATAATTTTTCTAACTCACTCAGAAGATTCAACAGATATTAATGGAAATAGAAAAGTTAAAGCAAAGACTATTGGTAAAATGATTGACAATACTCTAACTTTGGAAGGACTATTCTCTATTGTCTTATTTGGTAAAGTAAATAAAAATGATGATGGTGAACTAATCTATGGTTTTGAAACACAAAATAATGGAGAGAACACATGTAAATCACCTATGGGTATGTTTGAGGAAAAGTTTATCCCTAATGACCTATCGTATGTAAAAGATTGCATACAAAAATATGAAGAATAATAATTAATCAATTAAAAAAGAAACTATGTTAAATACTAAAGACATGTCTGTAGGATCAGGCAGCATTAAACCAGTAATTGGAACAGGTAATCACAAAGTGAAAATCAATTCAATTACATTTGACCAAACACCATATGATGCAGATGCATATAATGTTATGTTACATATAGAGTCAGAGCCAGTAGATGGAGAATTCAATGGATTCTTAAAAGATATGAATAAGCCTGATGGACCACGTTATGAAGGTCAAGTTGGAAGAGTAAGGTTCTCACCTTATCCTTACAAAGATACTGTATTACAAAATGGTAATGAAATCAAAAGAGATAATGAAGTATTAAAAGCTATGGTATATTTAGCTGAGGTTGTTGATAGAAGAGCAGAGCTAGATAAGATTGAAGCCCAAACAATTGAAGCATTTATGACTAAATGTAATGAAGTATTATCTAATACCGGATATGTTAATGCATGTCTAGGGGGCCGTGAATGGGAAAATAAAGAAGGTTATGTAAATAATGATTTATTCTTACCAAAAATGAGCAAAGAAGGTGTACCTTTAGAAGCTGTTGACACAGAGAATTCTAGACTACTAGTTTTTGATAAAGGGAATACTCAACATTTTAGACCATTAGTTAAGAAAGAAGCAACCACAACTACAAGCTTTGAACCAGCTGCAGCTAGTGGTGATGATTTTGATTTGTAGTAATTTTGTGTGAAGCCAAGGGAGACAGGTTCGTTTAGAGTAGTATCATAACTGTCTCCCTTTTTTCACTAACTTAATAATAACAATATGGAACCAGACTATGAATGGGAATGGGAAGTAGAAAATGCTAGATAATGTTTAGCACTAAAAATCTAGTTCTTAATCCTTCAGACGTACCAAGTTATTGGGTATTTCAATATTATTTAAACTTATCAGAACCCTTAATAGGACAGGATATAAAAATTAAATCAATTTTTAATCCTTTAGAAAAGACACCTAGCTTTTGTGTGTATGTAGACAAGTCTATTATGCAATACAAATTCAAAGACTTTTCAACCGGTAAGAGTGGGACCAAAGTAGATCTAGTTAAACTAATGTTTAATATAGATTTTCCTACAGCCTCCAGAAAAATAATAAATGACTATAATGCATATGTGAAAACATCTGATTTTAAAACTCAGACTTTTAAAGCACAACCTAAATGGGAGGTGCAATTTATAAAGGAGACTGAGTGGACAGAGGCAGATGCTTCATTTTGGTTACAATTTAATATTGGAAAAAAAATGTTAGAAAGATATAACGTTAAACCAATTGAATATTATAACTTAGTTAAAGAAGAAAATTATAAGATTAAAAGTTTAAAGATAGAGGGAAGATACATGTATGGATACTATGATAAAGAAGATAAGGTATATAAAATATACCAACCTTATAGTAAACATAAATTCCATAAAGTATCTAATCATCTCCAGGGATATGATCAATTAAAATATGATCAACCTTATCTTATAATATGTTCATCTCTTAAAGATGCAATGTGTCTTGCTAGCATTGGCTATAATGTAGAAACTATAGCACCAGATAGTGAGAATACTATGATTAAACCGCATGTAATAGAATACCTTAAAAAGAAATATAAAAAGGTTATAACTCTTTTAGATAATGATGAGGCCGGGATCAAAGCTATGGATAAATATAAATCTGTATATAAGATTGATGGTCTAGTATTACCTATATGTAAAGACATTTCAGATGCAGTAAAGAAGTTGGGAGTTAAACAAGTTCATACAAATCTGAAACCTTTATTGAAAGATATACTAAATAAATAATTATGATAAAACATAGATGGTTTATACCGGGGAATGTACCCAGTAGTAAAAATGGAAGGAGATGGACAGGTAAATACTTTATTGCTAGCAAAGCTGTAATGAATTACAGAAAAGCTACCAAAGAATGTTATACTAAATACGCAGAAGAATTCAAAGCTGAAGTTGCTAAACAAAAGCTACCTGTAAAAGTATCTTTTGAATTCATCAGAGGATCTAGACATAAGTTTGATTATATTAATCCTGCACAGACAGTACAAGATGATATGGTGAAGCACGGATGGATTGAAGATGATAATGCGGAGTTTATTATACCTGCCTTTACTCAATATATATATGATAAAGAAAATCCAGGAGTATGGATAGAATTAATAATAGAAAATAATGAAGAAGAAATCTAGACAAATAATAACAGTGGATGAATTCTTTACACTAAAAGATATGTTTAGTGGTAATGAAGAAGATGCACTCGTTGCACTAGAAATATATAAGAATAAATATGGATTGGATCAAAAAATATTAAACAGACTAATGTGCAAAGCTCTAAACTTTGAAGATAGAGTTAAGTTCTCTATTGCTGTACAATATTCGTTTGAAATTGGAGGTAAAGCATATAAAAATCATCCTCTAGATTCTGACATGATTACAACCCGGATATTTGCTTATA